GTCTTCGCGCAAAACGCCCATTGAACCTGGGTCTACCAAGTAAGGATGGATAGACGTGTTGAAGGGTATGAGCTTGATAAAGGTCGAATTATAGACCAAGGCCCAAGTAAGGGCCGTAGAGAAAACCTGATCGGCATTCGAGTTGTTCCATTCGTCGTGCAGCGCTTGATTAAGAGGCGGCACGTAACGGTGTTGAATGTCATTTGTGCCAGCGCCAAGTGCAATGTTAAAGCGCGTCGTTTCTGCGGAGTAGAGGAACGAAGTAAGCTGGTCGATGTGCGAGGCAATCTTGTTGAACGGTGCAGGTGACTCTTCTGGACCAGCGCCGAACAAAAAGTTAGAGCGCAAGGATGAGTAATCACCCTGACGCTCTGGTTTGGACACATCGCACTTGTTAATCAGGTCTAAGTAAAAGAACTCGCGTTCATCTGCTTTAGTTGGAATCCGCATTGATCTTTAATCCCTGATGGTCAGCTTGATAACTTGCCGCACGCGGTCCGGTTAGTTTGCCAAGATTCTTGGGATCAAACCCAGCCGGTTCGCCATTTCCCGATTGTACAGCCTTTCCGGCCAACGCGCTACCCATGTCAAAGCGCCCTGCGCCGCCCCACATAACGCCGCCGTTAGCCGCTTCATGGCCTTTGTTAAGCTCAGGCTTGTTGTTGCGGGTGTGATAGCCGGTCTGAAACTCGCCTTCACGGGTTGACTTGATGTTGGTCATTTGAAATTCGGACGCCAAACCCTTCAAAGTCTTGTCAGCGCCCTTGGTACGGTCGGATTTGATGGAAAATGGCTTCAAAAAGACCTGTGTGACCTTTTTGCACCCATGAGGGCATTCCGCCTCCCAAGCGTCAAAATACCCGTGTTTTACGCATTGATATGATCTTAATACCGCCATTTTAGCCCTCCAACTGCTCTTTTAGGGTGATTTGGGAATAATCATTACGGTTGATAATGCCTGGTTTTACCTTGAAAGCGCCGTTCTCAAGGATGATTCGGTTGCCTCTAGCCATGCGAGGTTCTGGCTTCTGGTTGTATTGGATGAAGCGCGTCTTGTCCCGATTACGCATAACGGTGACATCCCCGCGTTCAATCTTGGCTAAGGCATGGCTGACACGGATCTGCATGGTTTCGGTCATGGGTTGGGACTTATAAACGAAGACATCCCGCATATGACCAGGCGCGTAACCTGCTAGTTCTGCCAACATAGGCCATGACCACGGCGTGTTGTCGTCCTCTTGGAAACGATCCATGCGCCGGTAAATCTCTGATTTATTTAAGACTTTATCCATTTGGCCCAAATCCTATGCGCTTCAGGTATTCGGATACGTTCTTGCCAACGGCCAATTCTCCGGCTGTGCGGTCTTCGGTTTTGAGTTGCATGTCACGGGTGATGCGGCGTGCAATGAGCTGTGGCTGCACTTGCTCGGCAAAAGCGGCGGCTGCTAGGCCAGCGGCCATAACGCGGTCATCTTTAGAACGTCCAGGCGCCGAAATGGTTCCACCGTCACGACGGATAGTCTTCATTTCTTCCAAAAGTTCCTCGGACTTGACGATCATCATGTCGCGTTCGAAGTAATCCTTGTAGTAGGACAGCATACGTTCTTTGGACGCTTGGGTTGTGACCCAGCCAATCGAGTTGGTCAGGCCACCAAGAGTATCGTTCTTCCTCCAGATATAGTTCTGCATGGAGGAAAGCACGGCCATTAACGCTTCGCCTTGCTTGCGAGTTTCGCTTTGGGACGCGATGTTGACGGCTTGTCTTTTGAGGTTGCGGAGTTCTTGGATGACGGGCTGGCCTGGGCCGTTGACTTCGAGGTTGAGGGTGGAGTTTTTGTAGGCTCCGGCGAGGTGGGCGATGACCCAAGCGAACTGGTAGGTGTTGAGTTCTGAGGTGGCAAACTCTGCGACTTGGTCGAGTCCGTCGGCGTAGCACCTAAAGATCTGAATACAAAAACGGTCAGCCCAATCAGAGCTGCCATAAGCAGGATCTGCTCCAATAACGTAGTATCCATTATCATCTGGTTCTTCCCATATTTTGAGGGTTGCGAGCTTAGGGTTTGACTTCATTACTTCCGTGTCTTGGAAGTTGTGGCCCATCACATAGCGATAGCAGTCAGGCACTGCCTTGCGGGATGCTTTCATTGCGTCGGTGCATTTGCTGTTCGAGAAGAACGAGCTGCCGGTCATCACGAACGCATAGTCTTCTGTCGGTGGAAACTCTTGGTACATAAGGGCTTCGTCTTTGATGCCTTCCGCGAGCTTCCAACGCCACCAAGCAAGTTGCCGAGAGTTAATCTCGTAGTTGTAGAGCTTCTTGATGTCGCGCACCCATTCTTTCTCTTCAGGTGTTACTTTACCGTCCCAGTAAACTTTGTAGATCGGGTTATCGGCTTCGACAGAGTAGAACTCGTTCCTCCACCAACCGCAGAAGATAGCACGTTGGGTTCTTGCTCGCTTGGCAGTAACGTACATATCGTGGAACATATTAAATCCACGCGCTGTTGATTCAAACATGTAGAGTCTAAGAGGATTAGTTTCCGCAAGAGACGCAAGTAGGGAAGCGAGTCCTTCCTCATCCCCCCAAGACGAGGTTTCGGTCCCGTGTAGGTAAGTAATAGCTTTACCACGCCCCAAGCTCCCTTTAGCTCGCAAGCCTGCTACCTGATAAAACAGGCGACTGCGGTTCTTTAAACTTAATTGGTTTCTATTATGGGCCAGCAGCGGAATCTTATATTCTTTGGGCAAGCCGTCCATGTACATGCCAAGGGTAGACCTAAACATGTCACGGTTTTCTTCCGTGTCAGTCGTTAGCGTACCTTGGAGACCAGGGTTAATAAAATGCCAGTACAGATCCAAGGCAAGACTGATAGTAGTAATACCGAGCTGACGGCCTTTAAGGATAACAAAGAAATGGCAGTCATCTTCCAATCCTTTCGCAACTTCTTCCATGACATAGGTCTGCGTGCCAAGCAGACGGTCCATCTTCTTTAGACCTTCTTCTTTGGTCTCAATCTTGAGCTGCCGGCAAAACGCATAGAACTGTTGCAGGTTAAATTTCATTACTGTGCCTGATACTTAGCAACGCCGTAACCAACCGAGGTTACATTCATTTCAAGCAACGCAAAGCCTTGTTGTGTCAGAATAGCATCGCAAGCAATCCGGTTGCGCTCGCTGTGGTACTCAAACATCACATACCTTGTCTCGCTCAAGTCCAGTCTAGCAAGTATGTATACCTCGGCGCCTTCGCAATCGAGCTTAACAATATCATAGCTCACCAAGCTCTCAGGCTCGACCACGTCTATCTCGACATACTCATCCACTTGCTCGTTGCCCTGATACTGGCTGTTCTCACCGACATTGTGCTTGCCAAGGTAGAGCTTGTCTCTTTCTGGATCGCCCACTGCCGACTGGAATCGGGTAACGCCCTTTAGATCCTGGGTATTCGCAAATAAAAACTGATGATTGGCTTCCAACGGCTCATAGGCATCTATTTCACAGTTAGGCCATCTGAGCTTGGCATACACCGTAAATGCCCCGCAATTGGCACCAACATCCAAGACCAGCAAGGATCTGCCTTCAGCGTCAGCTTCGTTGTACGGAATGCTGTACTCGCCCTCTAGCACCTTCTTCAGATGCCCAACCATGCCATCAGGACAAAGAAACTGTCTGTCGTTCTTTGGCTCTTCATCCCGTATGTGTCCACCACTAGCCATCGCAGCGTCCCTTCTGTTGATGGTGCTCTCAGAACGATTTGAACGTCCAACCTACGCTTTCGTAGAGCGTTGCTCTATCCAGTTGAGCTATGAGAGCCAACTTCATCTGGCATAGGCTCTAGGAATCGAACCTAGTTCTCAAGGTTTTGGAGACCTGCGGATTACCGGCTTCCCCAACCCACTCCAGACAATCTTGGTTGCGGAGACAGGACTTGAACCTGCGACCTCCAGCTTATGAAGCTGGCGAGCTACCTCTGCTCTACTCCGCGTAACCAGATATGCCTGATACTACCTGATGTGTCAAGCAGCGTCTATCTTGGCAATCAATGCCTGTACAAATGATTGTACATCTGCCTCAGCAGACGCCTGAGCGTTAGCAGCAGCCTGAGCTACCTGCGCCTCAAGATCAGTAACCTTAGCCTGCAACTCAGCTACCGTACCCTCAAGCGCAGCCTTAGCATTAGCCCAATCAGCCTTCAGATTAAGCAAGCCTTCTACCTTCGTAACCAGATCAGAAAATGACATGTGAACCTCCATTGCAACGAGAAGCACACTATAACCGAAATATTTTTTGGGGGGAACTGAATGTGGGGTGCACGCTCCAGCCACCCCCATGGACCATGCGTAGGACAAGGTGCAGGCACATCCTAGTAGATGATGACGATGATCACCTATACCTAATCCTATTATATCTTATATGATTAGTGATGATGATTAATGATAAATAATGACGATACCCATTATCGATAATGAACCAGATTTAGGTTCAAGTTCCATAACGCGGGAGAAGAGCCTGACACCCATAAAAGCTTCGCGGTATCTAAATACCTCACTAATTTGATTAATGATCTAATAACACTAATTTACAAAAATAATTGTAATAGATGCCTAATCGTCTATTGACACTATTGTCACTATCTGATTATCTCATAAGCGATAAGGACAACAATGATCCTTATATAATAATAACTATTAGGAGATGATTTCGATGAATATTCAGGAAACTATCACAAATCAGATAATAGCAGCCATTGAGAAGGGTGCGGGTGAATTTATGATGCCTTGGCATCGCAAGGGCATCTCGTCTGGTATGCCTCACAATCCTATATCTAAAACAACCTATTCGGGTGCTAACGTCTTAGCCTTATGGATGGGTAAAGAAGCTAACGGCTATTCCAGTGACTCTTGGGCTACTTACAAGCAATGGCAATCCAAGGGTGCTCAAGTGCGTAAGGGTGAGAAATCAACATTAGGCGTTTATTGGAATACTGCTGACAAAAAAGTGCAAGGCGATGATGGAGAAGAAAGCGTTAGACGCACTATGTTTGCTTCTGCCTTCTTTCTTTTCAATGCTGACCAGGTGGAAGGCTACCAATTCGAAACAGTAGCAGCTACTCCAGACTTAACAGAGCGTTTAGCAGGTGCTGAAACGGTTATAGCTAACACGGGTGCGATTATTCGACATGGCGGCGCAAGAGCGTATTACGATCGGATAGCCGATAGTGTGACAATGCCTGATCGGTGGCGCTTTATGAACACGGAAACCAGCACGGCTACGCAAGGCTATTATAGCACCTTGTTGCATGAATTGACGCATTGGACTGGCTCAAAAGATCGTCTCGACCGTATCAAAGGCAAGCGCTTTGGTGATGAGAACTATGCTTTCGAAGAACTGGTAGCCGAGTTAGGCGCTTCCTTCCTTTGCGCTCACCTTGGCATCGAAAATGAACCACGTTTAGACCATGCCCAATATATCGAGAACTGGCTTCAGGTGCTCAAGAATGACAAGCAAGCAATCTTTAGCGCCGCATCCTACGCAAGCAAGGCGATGAACTATATCATCAATGCCAAGCTTGACACTATGGCAATCGCTGCTTAAGGTCGAAACGGGAAGCAATTCCCGTCCACCCGTCAAGCGGGTGCTGATGAGACCAAAGAAGGAAACCGCGACATGATTAAGACCTATCCAAAAAGAATTTACGTCTGGTGCAAAGGCTCACCAAAGACCGCACCCGATCTTAAATGGTTTTTCGTATGGTGCACCAATGCCTATCCTACCTGCAAAGCAGCCGTTGAAGCTGCAAAGGCATCGCACCCCGATCGGGAATTTAAAGCAGCGTTTAAGTGGTAAGGGTGACAGCATGACATATTCTGACACCCTATCGGCTCTCTATGAGGCTACCGTTTGGCTCGCATTAATTGCAAGCGTTTGGGCAATATCCGACAAAATATGGGGGCAATAATGATTATACAGTGCAAAAATCATCCAGAATGGGGCACCTTTGGAGTGCGCGAAGATCATGGCGAATGGTTTGACATATTCGGTCGAGGCGGTTGGCGCGTCTTGTATAAATCAGAATTTAAAGACCATTGGGAGATTGTCGGATGAATAGACGTTCTCTCATAACAGGGCTGGGGTTGTCATTGATGGCCCCGGCAATAGTCCGAGCGGATAGCCTTATGAAAATACCAACCTTTAAATCTTTCGAAACTCATCCCTACGTTTGGGCAAGAGCAGACCAAGGTTTTGAGATGGTAGGGCTTGGCGATGGCATCGTTTACAAGTCTTTTATTTATGACAAACAGCCAATGATTTTTGATTATCAAATCAAAGAAAATCTCGTTAATTGGCAGGTTTTTGATGATATTATTGAAAAAAAAGAAGTCAGAACGTCAAAAGTTTGGCTCGATTTGGCCGAAGGTCGAACGTCTAAATTGGTGTCGCTATGATAACATCTGAAACCATTCAAGCCCTTAAACAATTCTTGCGGCTATGTCCTGAGAACCCGCAAGATGCACCGGTTGAGGCCGTTAATCCGGCCCTGGCTGACTTCTACCGAGATACATTCTACATCCTCGAACCTCTAGAGATTACCGAAGCAGAGGCCGTTCAAACCCTTGATAACCTTCTCAAAATATAAAGGAAACCGCGACAATGCCAACGATTGAAACTTCTATGACTGACGCCGCTAAGGCCGTTAACCTTGCCAGTGAAACCTACGGATCGACTAATGCTCTTTACAAGAAAGCTGCCGCTATTGCGTCCTACAAGCTAGGCCGAGGCGTGTCAGAGCATGACGTGCTTCTCGTCGAAATGTCCGTGCTAGAGGCCAAAATGGCGGCACGCCGTGACATTGCCGAGAACTACTGCGAATTGATCCGGCTGGTCGCCACTGCCTCCGGCTTGAACGGTACTCAGCCGATCAGGCTTGCCGAGGATATGCTGGCTACCGTCGAAGATAACCTGACCGATGGTGTGAAACGCATTGCCAATATGTTCGCTCCCAAGCTGCCAAACGTGAGTGACACCGATAGCCCTTTGTGATAAGACTAGCATCAGATTTCCTCCGAAGTCTCTCCCTACTTGGCGGCCCCTCACAAGGGCCGTCTTTTTGTTTGTGCTACCCTACTACCCCTTGATTGGTAGCCGATCCCTCTCTACGGGCTTTTCTGGCCTTCCTGTCATCATTTATAAACTTGATATAGGCTGGATCATTAACCGTAAATCGACCAGGGGGCATCAATCGGGTGTAAATTTGGAAATAATCCTTCCCGTGATCCATTTCGACTCGTAGGCTGTCGAACAAATTATTGACCCTTTCTCGCATGATCCTTCGATGCTCTTGCTCCTCAGGCGTTAGCACCACTTCGATGCGAACAGGATTTTCTGGCCTCGGTTTATCTGAACCATAAGCTTTTTCCTGACAAAATTCGTGCATCTCGGCGATCGAGGGCATAAACTTGCACTCCGCAATGATGCCATTTGACGGGTTTACCAGTGCTATTAGTATCCTTGACGAGTATTGTTCCAGTGCTTCCGAGGCCAAACGAATGAATATTTCTCGGTCTGCCCGAGTGTCGTTATAGGCCGCCAGTAAGATTGAGACTGCCTTGATTGCTTCCGTTTTCGTAGCCATTTTCAATTTCCTTTAAAAGTTTTTCGGTTGTTTCGCGTAAAGTTTCCTTGTGATTGCCTCGGTAACTTCGCTCTGCATTGCGGCACCAGTTGCGCCAAGTTGCCGACCAGTCGACCTTAACGCCCTTCGAACTTGGCTGGCTGTGCCAGTGATCCCTGAATTTATCCACCTCCACCGACCTCACGCCGAGCCCATCAGCGAACTCAAGGTCAGTCTTAGATGGCTTCCAATCCTCAGGCAGTCGCGTACCACGCGATGCATAAGACTTGGCCTTTGGTTCTATAATATGATTATGATTATGGTTCTGATTATGGTTCTGGTTAGCATTCGTCAAGCATTGCTCCAAGGATGCTTCAGGCAATGCTTGAGCAATGCTTGGAGCATTCCATCGAGCATTTGCAGCACGCTTGGCACGTTCAGCATTATTGTCTTTCAGCTCATTTTGCCGAGCCAAATCGCGTTCGATTCTTTTGTGTTTCCAATCGACTTGGAAAAAGTCGGACAGGACAGGACGCATCTCTAGCCATTCTTCCAATGTCCGGCCTGCAATGCGAGCCAAACGCTGGTTCTCAGTTGGCAAGCCACCGTGCTGCCAGTAATGCGAGATGAGCTTGAGGTAGGCGACGTGTTCAGCGTCAGTGAGGTGCGCGGTATCGCGCCAATAATCGCCCCAATAAAAGGGCATAAAGGGCAAGGCCATGTGTACTCCAATGGTTGCCCGATACTTACCGCAATGGTATAAAGCGGTTGTTATCGGGGCGGCTGCAACGTCCCCAATTCGAGGTCGGCAGAGTTAGCGCTCTACCGGCCTCATTCTTTTTAGCAGTTTATTCGCTTGCTGTCACCGAATTGTTATTCATCTTTTCAACGATACGGTTCTCAAAAGCGGCAAACTCTGGATCTTCCATCATCCGGTAATAGTGCAGACCTGCTGCGACAAGATTACGCACGCCGTCAGCTTCACAGTTGAAGCGTTGCTTGAAGCGAAACTCGACAACCTCTCCCCATTGCTCTGCACTGAAAAGAGTAATTTTCCTAATTCCGTCAGACATTTAGTGTCCCCTATTGCTTGGTTAATCGGATGTCATCTTTATACGATATTGCAAGACGCTT